CTTTTCATATAATGGTAAAGCAAGATGTTTGTGCTAGCTCTTAGCATACATCGTTCCCAAGAAGTTGATTTCCGCAAGATGGGAGAAGTATCATTATTTTTCACTAATGTATCTTCTTTCATAAATCTTCTTCTTCATCGCAGTTGACTTCTGCGGGTTGATTGATACCAAGATTTTATTAGGCATTCGTAAAACTTTGTTACTTAAAATTTACTCAGAGGGTGTGTAAAAATATAATAAACAGTTTTTATTAAACAAAAAACTGACTCCTTCTGAGACCTAATATCATCTCTATTTCTCAATCTGTTGGATCAATTCTCTCAATCAGTTTGAAGACCCATTTTAGCAAACATGGTTGCCAATGCTCCAAAAGGATCCCCTCCATTGTTTCTCATGGTGAAGGAGGGAACGATCTTAATTCCATCTTCAACGATGGATTTAGATCGAACCTCCTCGACTCGTAACGGATTCATAACCACGACAGGTTCAGTCGCGGACGTGAGAACCGTATCGAAGTTCATAGCCGGAGTGCCCTCAAAGTGGAAGATATATTTGATCTCCACGGCATTTGTGTAACTTGATGGAAGACCCTCGAATCTAAGCAATACAACTTCAGACCCTTTAATAAATAGGGAGTCTGATGCATCATCCACTGAATTTACTTGGTTCTACCAATAGGTTTAACCATCTAAAAACACGGGATTTTGAGCTCCAGTTAAACTAGTTATTCTACTAGTTGTGTGGAAGTTGTAAGCTTCGGGAGACACGGGTAAGGATTAGATTTTAACCTTATTCGTTATCAAGTTCTACATCGTACATTCCTAGGATCCAGGAAGTGTAAGGATTTGTGAGGGGATACCCTTGAACACATCGAGACCTTAAACACCAGAAATGTGTTTACATAACTGGTAGTTTAAGACACTCTAAGTGTCAAGAATATAAGGTCCAGGAATATGTTATTAACCTGGAACCTTTGCACCGATAAATCGACCGGTACACTACGTTTGAGGCATTAAATTCGATATCTCATAACCCACGGAAACAACCCGGAAGTTTCCAAGTTTCTAACTTAAAACTTCTCTGGGAACAGCAGCCCATGCCGGTGAAGATCCGGTCTTATACTATTTCATTGAACCAGAAATAGAGGCATCCTCACACATATTAATCAAAGATAAATATGGGTGTGGAACCAAAAGAACGGAAGCAATGCCGTCAAGGCCTGTCGAAAGGGTTACCGTACCTTCAGATTTGAAGGTCGTGGTCGGATAAGCATAGGGATCAGGGATCTTTGCGCCACATGCATGTGGATCAAAAGGGTCTTTGAGAGAAAGTCTCCATCTCCTTAGTGCTTCAGTGCCTACGGAAGTAGAAATCGACTTGATCTAGGATATCTTCTTCTCGTTGATATTCTAATCGGAATTCTTCTTCGACTTCCGCGATCTAGTCATCTGGGATCCAGTCTTCTAGCCCTTCTAGTTATTCTTAGAGTTTTGATTACGTCTACGGGTAATCACCTATTGTTTGTGTTGTGTTGGAATCTATTTCATTTCTTGATGCTTTAAGCTCCTGAATCAAATCAGGAGCTAAGATCGATTATGAAATAGATGACTAAACATCGGATATATTTGCAAATTCCCACAAGTCTTAATTCATCATCGATTTAAGATCAGGGGAATAAGAATATTCGAGATTAGTCAAACCAACCAATGCAGAAAGACGTAAATTATCCAATACACTGATTTTTATGTCAGCAATTGGAATTGACTTACGATCAAGGAATCTTATCATTTATTCCTTCTTTCCAATAGGTAATCGTCTAAAGGCCTTAATACCTTTAAGAATAACAGGGTCGAGTTAGTAATTAAGGTTGTTTTGAGTAGTGATCTTTAAAGACTTAAGCTCTTAGTCAGTCTTTTGTTCCTTTAAAAGAACAAGAGGAGATGTGAGAGGTAAAGTCTCGGATTTCTACCTTAAAGAAGCTGAAATTATGGATTCATCCAGTGGATCTTTCAAATATAGATCACAACCTAAATGAGGGACATCGAAAAGTTCCTTATTTTACTACTCAGTTTGCCATTTAATCTCTTCCAAAGCATCATCGCTTTTAAAAGTATCGGATTGAATGGGGGTGACTGCACCTTAAAATAGCGGCACGGCTAAATTAGAACCTTTAGAAGATACTAATTTAACGTTGGAGACTGCCTTATTCCATAGATGAAGGGATAAGGACTTCTGGGCCTTAGTCATTTATACATCGCCTGCGGTCTTAAAACCAAGCCCACCTAATTGGGGATGAACTTGAAGGTTAAATAATCCTTTAAGAGATAGACGTTCAAGATCCTTTATGTTATAGAACTTGAATCTACTCCAGTAATATTCTTCCGAATCGATCAATCCTAATCGTTGGAGATCGTTTTGGAAAGTGTTCCAAGAATCAACGGGAGTCGTTTGAATCCTACAGTCTCTAGGTTATGAGAGTGTAGACCCTAAGATGAAATTGGGATTGATATATGGTATTTGTTTAAAACATATATCATCCAAATCCAATTTTGTATTGGGGGTTGACATATTCTTTTTAATAACACTCAATAAATCAGTTTTATATAATGATGAATTGATTGTAAAATAATCAGATGATGTCAGATTCTTTCCAGGTGATAACTCGAAGCCAACTAATTTTATTTCCTCGAACCATAGTTGATAAAGTTCGGCATCTGCAAGAAATAGGATGTCGTCCCCGTTAATCAACACAGGGAGTTCATTGAGGGAAGGTGGATTTATATTTAATATAAAACACTTTTTCTTGACAGCTCTGTAGAAACAAATAAAGTTAGCAGAACACAGGAAGGGGAAGGATAAGACAGAACCCATTAATTATCCATTCTTTTATCTCTTTCCAATAAACGGTTCTTCAATCTTCTTTCTATTCCACT